CTCACAAAATTGTGCTTTAGTCATTCGTCGCAAAATAGGACATTTGTTATATAGATCCACCCAAGCCCTATCACATAACTTTTTCCAATGTCGTTTGTTATGATTCACATCTTCACGTATCTCGTTTTCATAAATATGTGCATTTTTCAAGAATCTTGTAGTTCTATCATAGCACAAATTTATATAGGTGTATAAATTTTTGGATAACTCGATGTGATTATTTACCAGCACTGGTAAATCAATATGCTCCCGTAGGCCGGTATATCTCAGAAATGTTCTGAATCCCATATCCTCTAGTACAGAGTAAATCAAATCATTTTCGCTTATTGCTATAAACGGTTTACCTGCTAATATCGGCTTCCAAATCTTTTCAGAAAAGAAAAATTCTTGCTGTCCATTCAATATTTCCCTCTCGAAATATGTTTTGGATCCATAAAACGTACTCTCTACTACTAAGTTACATGTAGCATCATTCCAATTACTTGGATAGTTATGTGTATACCTATTCAACCCTACGTATGGTCCGGTAGTAAAAGATTCATCTTCATTAAATGATCTTTTTAGCGAATAAAATAATTCCTTAAATGATTTTATATCATGATCTAGGTGAAAACAATTATCTAAAATAGTAACGACGGTACCAATGTTGTTATCATTAAAGAAGGTATCAGGAGTATAATGATCATCAGTCAATGAATAATCAAGTTTGTCTAGCTGATTGTTTTTATAAAAGTGATATAGAAGTGGAAATTTGTGAATTCTATTTCTAATGTCCCCGATTAAAAATATTGCTTTTCCGTTACCCACTGTCCATTCTTTAAACTGGGAAGTATCTGTAAGAGAGCTACGCAATAAAAAATAAGGTAGATGCGTTATTGTTAGGTTGCATGATGATGTTAGGAGGTTGTTATCAAAATATATATTGGTATAGAAAAAGTAAATGTTTTCTAATTTAGGGAATACAACATGACAAGCATCGATTGTTTGTTGTATATAACTAGTATGATCACCTATCACATTCAATTCATTTACACCAGATCCTAAAATAAGTGTTCTTATATTTTTGTTTCTAGTAGAAATATCTGCAGGCAATGGAGGGTATAATAGTGTGTCTGTTGTCAATTGGTTAATAGTAAGTACCCAAATAGACTTACTGTACGGAAAACTATGTCCAGTTAACATAGATTAAAAACTTCGTATGGTTTTGTAAAAAACAATTTTTGATTATGTTTCAGCATATCGATATCTCTTATATGATGATTATCTATACTAGGTTTAGGTAAATCTAATAGTCGTTTTATTTCTTTTCTAAACACATGGAAACGTGTGTTTGTATCTTCAATTGCATCATATGAATAATCTATCCAATTGGGAAATATAAAACCCATTGACTTTAAATCTTGGATGATCCCAGAATAACCAAAAGGAAGTATGAAATGCCCCTTAATTAATGGATCATATGTTTTTTCTGTAATCAATTTTTGCCCAGATGTTACTGTTGTTTCAATGAAAATCGATATATAGGATCTATCATATAGGTCACTGTGTACCGGTATCCAAGTCCCATTACCACGAACCCTATGAAGATACTCTGTTGAACTATCAGTCTGGCCCGGTAGTATAATATCATTTTCGAAATCACTCAAAAACCCATCTTTTCCTCTGAGTAACTGTAATAATTTAAGTCGTAATCTAAGTTTAGGGGAACTAACTATTGGATTTTTATTATCATCATATAAAATTCTATTTGCACATAGAAAAATTTTTGACATTGTTATGTCTTTGGGTTTTATAGGATTTATGATGAAATTTTTTTCGGTCGTGTAACTTCCATCGTTTGTATTATGTAAATCTAATTTTTTAAAACTTGTGTAGAATGCTTTAGTGTAGTTAAAATATAGGTTTTGATATATGTAATTTGAAATGTTTTTGAAGGGATGAATTAAAACTACTTTGTTGGGAAAATGTTTGTGAAATTCTTGATATACATAATCAAAGATTTTTTGCCAATCTAAGTTATCATCAGCACAGGTTACAGCCATTATTGCTATAATTTGATTATCATAAAAGGATTTGATAGTAGAAATTTTTTCACTAATGATACTAGCAATTTTTGATTGTGCAACTTCAAATCCATATTGATCGATCAAACTATAAAAACTACTAAAGTCAACTGGAATTATATTAAACGGGTTGTGGAATGCTTCTTCTTCAAAGTGATCTTTTAATATCTTGAAAGGAGTTGCATATGCGTTTATGAAAAGGTCGCGGTGACAAAAATACTTTAATTTCATTCATTAGCCTTGGATCCATGTAAGTGGTTGGCTGTAATCCTGATATCTACGTAAATCTTCTATAAGAGTTTCTTGCAGTGCTTTAGATTCAGCTTTCATTGCAGTTCCGTTTAGTGTAGTTCCACCACCGGGTCCGGCGATACTACCAAATTTCTCACGTGCTTCGCCGATAATACCTTTAAGTACGGCTAGTGTGAAGTCACCAATCCAGACTCCGGCGCCTGGATCTTGTAACAATTCTTCTATAGGTCTTTGAACATCTGCCCAAATTAATATGCGTTCTCCACTACCCTTGAAGTCACGTACAACTTTTAACACTTTGGTTACTGGGTTGAATGTGTAGTTGACATACCCACCAAACATACGTGCTGCTAGTTCTACGTATCCTGCATAGAAATCGTATGTGGCCATACCACCGGTATAGTTGTAGTTCAACAAATAGGTATTGAGAATAGCACTACTAAATGGATCAAACGCAGTAGAACTAGGACCTGTCTCTAAACCGACAGTTCTGCGATACAAGCATCTAACGTTAATAAATTCACTAGGTAATGTGTAAGTATCTACGTTTTTAATAACTGTCATCAGTGTATACGATTCAACAGTAGCATTTTGCGCTCGTTGACGATACAGTTTGATAGCATAATTAAACGCTGCCTCATAGTGCTGTGGGTCCAGTTCTAGGTCAATAATGTCGCCACCTAAACGCAGGCGAATGTTATTAAACAATGCTTCTTTTAGTTCGTCTAGGGTTAAACTAGACGGAGTACTCATTGGGGTTGCGATTGAACTTACGGCCATGATTGATTCCTAATATTCTGTATTTATCAGGAATTTAGATATCACCCTCTTTACGATTTTCTGAATAAAAAGCATCAAAACTTCCACCGGGATATCGTGCTTCAAGCTTTTTGACGTTCTCTGCAATCACATCATTGGGGTCAATATTCAACGCCCTGCAGGCATTGATCCAATACCACATAATGTCTCCCAATTCACGTTTCATATGAAAGACATTTTCTTCGTTGAGTGGCTTACCTTGGAAGAACATCTTTTTAGAGATTTCAATAAACTCTCCGCTTTCAGCAGCAAGTCCCAAACATGCAGTAAGCAGTAGTGGAACGTTGATATCAGGTCCGTGTTCCCCATTTGTGTAATTGCCGTCTAGTTCATCACAGCGATCAATAAAAGTAGTGAGGTCGTTACTAGGTTCGCTAGTCACTGCCTCTACAAAGTTTTGATATTTATTTAGGTCAATTTTTTGTGTCATGGTTAATCCTTGTATGTTACGTGTAAGTTGTTGTCTAATATATACTGATATAAATGCTCTGAATATAATCTATGAGGTTCTTCACCGTGATGAAAAAATTCAGCCTTAGGGTTTTTATATCCTAAATTTTGATATTTGAAGTAGAATGATTCTTCATTATCTTCAAAATTAAGAAATCTTTTACTGTCAATTTGTTGCTTATACCAATTCAATGTACTATGGTCATGTGTGAACATGTACAACGTATTGACAAACAGATATTTTACTTGCTTCATTTTTAGGAAATACTGTAATTGCATGATGTAGTTTGCACTTTGTATTTCCAAATAAAGTTTATTGTCTACCATAAATCTATGGTAATTCTCAATAAACTCTTGTTCTCTTTTTCCATTGCCCTTATAACTGACGTTGATTCGAATATAGTCATCATGCGTGTAGCTGTACCAATCTACATGATTATCCCATTCTTCTTTATACGCAGTCTTTTGATAGAAGGGAACTTCCATTCTGATTCCGTCAGCCCAGCCTACAAGAACGAATACGTCATCGCCAGGGTCATAGTTATTATTGAACCAGTCGAGGACACTCCTGACAATTCCGCCATTTGCAGATCCGGCTACTGCTATATTTACAGGTTCATAGTATAGCTTCCTAGCTAGCAAATTTCCAAAACTGTGCTGTCTATTATAGACACTATCACAAGTGCCGTCAATCTCAGAGCCTGCAGGATCACTTCCGCCGGCAATTAACATGATGTGTTTATTCATCCATATTCCTTAGACTACTTAAAATTTTTTGGTATACAATATTATTACCCTGTTCTGTATAATGATTCATAGATCCTCTATGCTTTGCAAACACAGTTTTAAAATTTAAAAAATGTTCGAACTGACAGAATAGGTTCTTCCATTCAATGTGCGCTATGTGCAATGTTTTGGTTGGACATAGGTCTTTGATTTCTTTTAATAGTAAATTGTGAATGTGCTCCGCATATTCTATATCAAAGTACTTATCAAAGTATTCAGCTACGGGCACTAGCTCAGGATAATTGGGCAAGTGTTCCATTATGTCACTATACAATAAGCAACTGTCTTTATGTAGGATGTCCTTACTATGGACAGGATGTTTGTCTACATAAAGGCGGAAGGGGCTAGTGTGTGACACTAGCACCAGATCAAACTTAGTTGAATCAACAGACTGTAACTGTTTTAGGATTTTGTATTCGCTACACCCTGCTTGTGCAAGATTTGTTATGTCATAATCTTGTGCAAGTAGATTTACCCAACCACTTCCTTTTACCTTTACAGTCCAATCTGCGGCGAAACTATCACCGCAGATCAGAAGTTTTTCCATCAGAACGCCTTCAAAATCACCATAGCATCGTTGAACCGACCATTTGGACTTGTTGCAACTGCCTTGATATCCTTGAAGTATTTACGTGCGGCTGGCTTGCTGCCCATAATTTCCTTCAATTGTTCTGCAGGCTTACGCAGAGTTTTAATCTCACTGGCATTCTTATCGAACCCAATCAGAGTATTACCCTTGACAGTAAACACCTTAGAGTATTCATCGGCGATATAATGATGCAGTTTACGCTTAGAAGTATCATACACCCATGCTTCACTGGATCCGTGCAACTTGACAGGGTGCAGACTAGTCAGGTCAAGTTTTGTAGCAGCATCTTTGAAGGACTTGAGATACTTCAGTTTAGCGACCTGCTTCTCGACAGGAATTGCCTTGCGCTTACGCGGTGCTTTAGAAGCTTTCTTGACACTCACATAGCTATTGAAGTCGCTAAGAAATTGGTCAATGAACTTGAGAATGTTCTTCAGTTGGGTTTTAGTATAATGACTGTAACCCTGAACCAATTGCGGGTCTTTTCCAGCAATCGTTTCTTCAATTTCATCACGCTTACTTTTCCAAGCATCGGTAAGGATGTTGATATGCTGGGGTAGCACATTGTATTTGGAAAGCATTTCAACAGGCTTGAAATTGAATGAAGCCTTGGCTCCTGCTAGTACGTAGTCATCGTACATGCCTTCAATCTCACCCGCTGCCTCACGTGCTTTTTCCTTCATGATTTCTTGCACGTTGGGGCGGTTCGTTTCTTTCTTGACTGCGGCTTTCTTGCCCGTAGCAGATTCTTTAACTTCAGGCTTTTGAACAGTCAGAACCAACCGATTGATTTCATCAGTCAATCGTTTTTGTTCAGCCTCGTTCAACTTGAACCCACGCAACGTCATACGTGCGAGCCAGCACATAGTATTGTTGAGATTACTTTCCTCAACTTTGCGAATGACTTTAGCCAAACCCACATTTCCTGACAGATCCAAATATTGGATCAGCATCTCTTTGGCTTCTTTGCGACCATAGAATCGGCTGTACCAGTTAAAGGCGCCGATCATGTCCGAATTTCGATTCTTAGATTCTTCCAAAAATAGCGGTTCATCACCCATATATTTGGTATCTGCATCTCGTGGGTCGAGTGCTTTAACTACCGAAGTATCAACGAGATTCTTCGATTTGGTCGATTTGGAAGATTTACGAGTCACCATATACTTATCCTTTTTAAAAGCCTGCGTCAATAAGCTTGATCGCAACTTCTCGGGCACGTTGGTCAGAGATTGACCAAGTGACAGTCTCACCGTCAATGATGACTGCGAACAATTCGCCCTGCTTTTCGATCTTCACCCGATTCGCAAGTTCATCGATCATAGACAGAAAGATGTTTCCGATGTCAAACAGCATTGATCCAGCCCTCAAAGTAACAAGAATGCATATTATATATTATAAACCATTTATTGTCAAGCCTTATCTGCGATAAATACTTTATGCCAAGATTAAGCCTTTACCGAGAAAATAAGCAAAACGACTACCGATTTTTGGACAGAACCATTTCTGAACAACTCACTGTCGGTGGTACTGATTTGTACATTCACAAATATTTGGGCCCAACGAATCAGGGTCCAAGTATTGATTATACACAACCCCAGTATAATAAATTAGATCCTACAAATATACAGGATTTGCTGTTTTTAGAAAACAGAGATAGGACATATGATCCTAATATTTATAGATTGCGTGGTCACTATAACGTACAAAACTTAGACTTTGACCTTAGTCAGTTTGGATTGTTTTTAAACAACGATATTGTTTTTATAACAGTCCACTACAATGACATGATTGAAATTTTAGGCAGAAAATTAATGGTTGGTGACGTTATAGAGTTACCACACTTGTTAGACTATAATCCACTCAAAGAAACGATTCCTGTTGCGTTAAAACGTTTCATGCAAATTACTGATGCCAACTATGCAAGTGAGGGTTTCAGTCAAACTTGGTTCCCGCATCTATGGCGTATTAAGTGCGAACCACTAGTAGATAGTGAAGAATTCAGTCAAATATTACAAGAACCAATCAATAAAGATACCTATCTCGGGCAATGGGATAAAGACAAAACATATCCTGCAGGATATGTTATCACTTATGGTGATAAAAATTATGTAGCAAAAACTGATGTTCCGATTGGGATAGCACCACCCAATGAAACATATTGGGAGTTGGATGCTGCTGATAACCTTAAAGATATTCTTGCAACATACAATAAAAACATTCAAATCAATGATGCACAATTACAAGAAGCAAAACGTATTGTACCTAAGTCAGGTTATGATACAAGCAACTTATATGTAGTTCCAACATACGGCGTATGGGAAGAAAATGGTGTATTATCTAAGAAGATAAATCAACCCGCGCCACCAGTAGACATTATTATTTCTAGTAGTGGGTTGCCCGGTACAGTGGGTATGATTCGTGACAGGAAATATAAAACTCCTAGTCCATATATTCGTATACCTAAAGCTACCGTGCAAAGTATTTGGGATGCTACAGTAGATGCCGATCATACTTTACTAGATAAATTTGTTCAAGCTAGCTTACAATTAATAGAAACTGCCCCTCAACGTACAGTAACGAATTCAGGCCCTGTCAGCGGAGATACTATTTTAACAATAAAAAGTTT